AAGGACGACCTGTGGACCATGGCCTGCCGCCAGTTCTTCAACCCCACTTCCGCATTTCCTGCGATCCTGGACAACACGATCCGCAAGACCATTGAGAACAGATACCGGACCGTGCCCACCACGTTCCAGCTGTGGACCAGCAAGGGCAGCGTGACCGACTTTAAGCCTACCAAGGATCATTCCTACCTGGCGGGCGGCGCTGGCGAGTTCCTGCTGGTGGGCGAAAACGGAGAACTGAAGCACGACACCCCCAAGACGGAACTGCTGCCCCAGCGCAAGGTTGATACCTATGGCCGCCAGTTCTCCATGAGCCGCCAGGCGTTTATCAATGACGACATTGGTTTCATTACCGAGGTCCCCGGCCTGTATGCGGCCAGCGCCAAGCGCACGATCAACAAGCAGGTGTACTCCATCCTGACGAAGAACCCCGCCATTTTCGACGGCGTGACCCTGTTCAACACCGCGCACAACAACCTGATCACCACCGGCGCCAAGCCCTCCATTGACACCCTGCAGGCCATTATGCTGAAACTGCTGCGCCAGACTGACCCGTTTGGCGAGGCTATCACCATCCAGCCCCGTTACATCATCGTGCCCGTGGGTTACGGTTTCCTGCTGTCCCAGCTGCTGGAAACCCAGCAGATCAGCGTGGACGGCATTGGCAACAAGGCCGTGAACCCGCTGTATAACTACCGCAATCAGCTGCAGGTCATTGAGGAGGGCACACTGAACGTCCTGGCGGGCGAGGGGAACGCCGTGCCCTGGTTCATGGTGGGCGATCCCAGCTACGCCAAGTCCATCCAGGTTGATTACCTGAATGGCCAGGAAACCCCCACCATTCGCCGCAGCGAGGTCCCCGGCCAGCTGGGCTATGTTTGGGACATTTGGCTGGATTGGGGCATTACCGCCGTGGACTTCCGCGGTATCGCGAAAAACCCCGGCGTGACCATCGAATAAGGGAGGTAAAAAGAAATGAAAGCTACCTATTGGCAGCGGGGTGAAACTCTGGATTACACCCCCGAAAATGCCGTGGCAAACGGCGAAGTTGTGAGCCTGGGCACCCGGATCGGTGTGGCCGGTTCCGACATTAAGGCGGGAGAACTGGGCCACCTCCATGTGGTGGGTGTCTTTGAAATGCCCAAGGCCGCGTCTACGGCCATCGCCATGGGCGCCGCCGTCTACTACGACGCCAGCGCCGGAAATATCACCACCACCTCCTCCAGCAATGTGCCGGCGGGATATGCCGCCGCAGCGGCAGGCGCAAACGACACCACGGTGCTGGTCAAACTGCTGGGCTGATCGGAGGCCACCGTGAAAAAGTTTCTTTCTTAAAAAATCTCTGAATGGAGGAACTGCACATGAAAGCATTGACGGCAAAGCGGGCGGTCCTGTACCAGGGCCGTATGTATGAGCCGGGAGACGTTCTCCCTGCTGGCGACAGCAGAATGGTGGAGGCGTGGCTGCAGGCTGAAAGCGCGGAGTGGACCGGAGTGGCCCAGGGAGCCGCCCAGGAGGCCCAGGGTGAGCCGGGAACCGACAACGGCACCCAGGAGGGCCGGGAGGGCCAGGGAGCAGCAGAGGACGCCCTGGACGCCCAGGAGGGCCAGGGAGCCGCAGAGGGCACACTGGACGTTGTAGACGGCCACCTGACCCGCGAGAGCCTGGAAACCATGACCAAGGCCAACCTGGAAAAGCTGGCCAAGGACATGGGCGTGGAGATCCCCAGGGGTGCCACCAAGGCGCTGATCATTGAGCGGCTGGCGGCGGTGACCGTTGAGGCGCCGGCCCATGACGGGGGTGCCCAGTGATGGGCGCCCCCAGCTTTAAGGACCAGATCGCGGCGGACATTTTCGGCACGTTCCTGAACGCCCAAGAGTTTGCGGACGCCCACACCGTCAACGGCAAGGAAATGACGGTGGTGGTGGACGACAACGAACTTTTGGAGCGGGATAAATCCAAACTGATGGGGGCGCCGCTGAATGGGACCTATAAGGCAAGGCGCCTAATCTATGTGGCGCGGGCGGAGTTTGGACCCCGCCCGGCAATTGGCGCCATGCTGGCCCTGGACGGGCGGCAATACAAGGTCAAAGACAGCACCGAGGAGGCCGGAGTGCTGGCCATTGAATTGGAGGCGGTGAGATCGTGAGCGAAAACGGGGCGATCCTGCAAATCGACGTTGACGGAGAGATCCAGAAGATCGTCCGACAGCTGAACGATCTGCCGACCCAATTAAAGGCCCCCACGGTGCTGGCCAGAGCCATGAACCTGACCGCCAACGAAATCAAGCGGAAGATCGGAAAGCAGGCCAGGAAAAAATATGCCATCACCGACGACAGGATCCTAAAAGACAAGAGCAAGGGCGCCATGTACCTGGAAAAGGCCACGGGCGCCGACCCTGTCGCTGTGCTGATCTCTAAGGGCGGAATGATGGAGGTTATGGCCTACACCACCCGGAAGAACGACAGCGCCACGGCGGCCATGCTGAAAGTCTTGAACGAAAGTCAGTTGACCGCCCTGGAGGTGGACGGGCGGAAAGCCTTTGAAACCACTTTCAGGAGCGGACATACCGCAATCGTTCAGCGCCGGACAGAGGACCGCCTGCCGATCAAAAAACTGCTGGCCCCGGCTGTGCCACACCTGTACGGCAAAAGCTACGAGGAGGCGGAACTGGATTACTACGGCATATTGCAAAAGCACATCCAGCAGCAGGTGGAAAAAGTTCTGGCGGCGCAGGTGAGATAAAAAAGCGGCGGCACATGGCCACCGCTTCAAAGTCAGTTTTCCGTTTCGCAGCAGGTTTTACATGGGCGCAACCCCTTGTATTTTGCCATAGACACCGTGGCACGGCGTGAATACCGATTACGCAGGCCACGGCAGTCCGGGCAACTGTGATAAACACGGCAGTTTTCCGCATACCACACCACGTCGGATCGCGCCGAATAAAAGGCGTCTGCAGAATAGCCAGAGGAAAGGGCCAACTTGTAAATATGTTTGCACGGGAGGCCGCGCCGTTGGAAATCCTCGCAGGTACAGCTATCAAGTGTTGTTTCGTATGTGCCATGCGTTCCCTGGATTACTGCCTTTCCCGAACCGCTGTCAAAGGAAAGAATACTGATCCTCTGGTACATAGCGCGATCAAAGCGCACGTCCTGCCCCTCTGCGTCATGTATCGAAATATCCCACGATCCAAAAGAGCTACCATCGGAACCGGCGACGGTTCGCGGTATTTCGGGATTAAAGCCAGGAGCAATTTTAGACGTTTCAACTGCCTGGGCGTTTTCTGGTGGAGCGCTTGACGGAGAAACATTACCGGGTTTTGGCCGGGAATTTTTCAAGAGCAAAGCACCAATAACAAGGCAAACGACACCAGGAACCGGGGAATGGAAAAGGCCATAAATGCCGGAGGCTATAAAAAGCCACCCCAAGCAGCTGAACAAGCAGCCTTTTTTGTTCATGTGCATAACCTCCATTTCTGATTATTGCCACGTTTTTCTGATTATTTCCACATAAGTGATTATAAGTTACAAAACACGACTTTGCAAGGGGGCGCTTTCATGTGACACAAGAAAATTTGCTGGACGCCGTGGTGGACGACCTGAAAGGCGTATTTGCCCACGACACCCTGACCAACTCCCAGGGCGTCGAGCGGACCGTGCAGGTGTACCGGCAAAATCTCCCGATCCGGGAGGGCACCGACGAAGAACCCGAAGCGGAGGAACCGCCGGAGCCGTATGTGTTGGTGCGCCTCTATCAGGGCGAGTTACCGGCACCGGACACCAGGCAAAAGGTGGACGTGGTGCTGACAATCTGCGTTGTGGATCAGGACCCGAACCGCCAAGGTTACCGGGACGCCCTCCACATCGTCAACAGCATTTTGACCCACTACGGAGAAAACAACATCGTGGGGCGGAGGTATGAGGTGCAATACCCGATCAAATGGGCCACCCAAGAGGAGGAAAGCCACCCGTATTATTTCGCCGCCGTGGCGCTGACGTTTGAGGCGCCGGCAATCTTCAAGGAGGTGCCAGAAACATAATGGCAAAAGCCAAAAACAGCGAACAGACCGCCGGCACGGTGGTCTATGTTGGCCCCACCGTTCCGGGAGTGGCCAACCAGAACACGTTTTACACCAACGGGATTCCCACGCCCCTGGCGGAGGCTATCACCAAAAACCCGTCCATGGGCGGACTGGTGATCCCGCTGGACCAGCTGCCGGACGCCATGAAGAAACTGCGCGGCGGCTACGGTCATATTTACCGCCTGTATCGACTGGTACAGGCAAAACTCTAACAGGAGGTATAAACCATGTCTTATTTCCATGGAGTTTACAACTCCGAACAGGACACCAGCCTGACCACCCCGATCCAGGGGAGTGCGGGCCTGCAGGTCATTTTCGGCGTGGCACCGATCCACCTGTCCAAGGATCCCAAAAAGGCGGCCAACACCCCCAAGCTGTGTTACAGCTTCAAGGAGTGCCAGGAGGCCATGGGCTATTCCGACGACTTCAAGACGTTCAGCCTGTGCCAGTCCATTGACGCCTGTTTCCGTGTTTTCAACGTGGCGCCGGTGATCCTGGTCAATGTGCTGGATCCCACCAAGTCCACCCACACCACCGTCAACGCGGCGGAGGACTGCGACGTGGCGGACGGCACGGTTT